CATTACCTGTTTTAAGTCTACTACTTAATTCAAACAATTGATCCATAGCCTGGGCTAAACATCCATTACCTTTAGCTTCATACTTTGGAATCTTTCTAATATAGAACTGTGTAAAAGGGTCAAGAGCAAGCCGAACCAGTTCGCGTAGGAGATTATTACCAGCATGCTCTTGAAGTAAACCAATCTTATAATTTCTTGACGGATTAGCCGCCAAGTTTTCTAAAATGTCGATCATTTCCATAGATATTCTTCCACATATTCGACATTTAATTTTTCCATGACATACTTATTCCAGATCTTGACTGCCTCGTTATGAGGAATCTGTTGAGATAATTCCATAATCATTTTATGATGATCATGTCCTTTTTGCCAAACTGAATGGTCATCTGAATAACTATATGTAAGATCATGAACTTTACAGAGTTCATCAAACTGTTGTAGTTTATCGTTTGTCATAGATGTATACGTCCACTCGTTGGGCAAATCTAATTGGAAGTTCGCGATCAAATCTATATTTACTTAAGCCTAGTTGCTTAGCGATTGATCTACGAGGACCACGACCGTGGAGTTTAACGTATTTCTTTTTGTCTCTGCCTTGGTTGGCGATAGCAATAGCTTGTTTAATAATTTCAAGCTTTTCCATATCGACCGCGGAGCTTGGATCCACGGTCATGATGTATGAATTAGAGAGTCTCATCTTAAGACCTCCGCGCAACCTGCTGGAATTCGACGATTGATTCGACGGATCGATTCCATTGTTTCATTAAGAACTTTTTTAAGATGTGTAGATTCTTGAACTGAAGCTATTGCTTTTTCTAAGTCAATTGCTAATAAAACTAGTTCAGATCTACGATTGAATTTTGCTGCGTGTTCTGCTGGTACTAAGTACTTTTCGCCAAACTGTGTAACTATCACTTTATTCATAATTATCTCTCCAAATAATTTATTACCGTAAGATAATTATACTATAATATCGATTTATTGTAAACGTTTATTTCACTTATTTTTGAATTATTTTATGCGCAGTCGGATAATGATTCTAACCACCTTTTATTGCAGTCATATGATTCTTCAGCTGTTTTGGCTTCGCAGGGATATGTAGTTTTGACTTGTTTTGCTTCAAAAACAGTAGTCTTTTTCTCGTCGACTATAACGATCTCTTCTTTTAGATTGAATTCCATTTCTTTATCCTTGTGGGAGTTATTAGGTTGACTTTTGGTCATTATTATTTATCTTCCTCACATGTTTAAAGATTTTGATATAGAATAACGATCTTCTAGGTTCTGTCTCAGGATTAGGAAGCTTTCCATCAAAGAAGGCTTCCATCTCCTCGTATAACTTTTCGTAGCTGACCAGATCCAATTAATTAAGAGCAACCGAAGTTACATTCTGTTTAGCGTCAGTTATAACATTTACTGACTGACCAACTTTTAACTCATATTTAGAATCTATCTTAAGTGTTATATATTTTTTATCAGTTGTTTCAACAGTAACAATGTTGTTATATGGATCTATTGTTTCACATATATTTAAACCATTAACAGAAGAATTTAAGCAATTTTCAAAACTAGTAGCGATATTAATATTCACAATTTTTCCTTGTGAATCAGCCATAGCTACATAAGACAAACTTAAACCCAATAAAGCAATAATACTTTTTTTCATAATATACTCCTCAAAATTAAAATAATAAATTCACTTACTAATCAATTATATCAAATAATCGATTTAATGTAAACTATCTACTCCTCCAGGCATGTTCAGCTTCAACTGCTCTTTGAGCAGCTTCTAACGTTACATATCTTCCAAGATCTTCTTGATCTGTAGAACCATAAGATGCTGAGTATACATTTGATGCTTCATGATATACAACCTCACCAATTATCATTCCATCAGTATCATATAAGAAATTTTCACCAATAAGGTTTGGTCCTGTCCATTTATGATTCATTAGATAACTCCGAGATTATGTAATAATAAAAATAGTAAAACAAAAAATCCTACGATCCACCAGTTAATTTTTTCAGCAGGTTTTTTGTGTCCTTTAAATTGAGGTTGATATTCACCCCATCCAATTTCCCTAGTACTGTGCGGGAAGTGATATTGTCTTGGATCGCGATTATAATCCCAATATCCACCCCAATTATCTGTACGTCTGTCTTTTTCAGGCATTAACCTCTCCTCATTTTAGAAATATCAATAGCATCTTCTGCTTTAAAAATTGGTACTGCATTAGATTTATGTAATTGACCTATACCGATCATGGCATCACCTGTATACTGCTGTACTTCTTTTTTAGCTGCTAGACCAGCTCCAGTATCCAAGCTAGGAATACTGTCGGTAGAACGGCTAGGATCAACCACAACGAGTGGATGGTCAATTGCAGCCACGTGGGTGACTTTACGTATATTTTTTTCAGTTGGTTTAACATCATACTTTTGAAGTAGTTTTTCCCAAGAATCACGAAGAGCCCGCTGCTTAGCATTGGGCTTTCGTGGTTTACGTTTTGGAATGTAAGGATAAATGATCACTTAGCTGGACCTTCGAGTTTAGCTCTGAGGCCGGTTTCTTTGTGGCGCTGATTGATAGCACCGATCATTTCAAGAGCATCACGTTTACATAAGAACTTGTCTAAGAAATTAGAACCATCTTGACGAAATACTCTAATTAGATATTCACGTTGTGTTTTCATAATATATATTCTCCGAAATACTGGCAATATCTGCCATTAAGAACATTATATCATAATAACGAATTAATGTAAACTGTTATTTTGATTTAAATTCAGCGTCGTTTGCTCCTGCTAAAACGATACCAGAACCGTAGATACGATTATATTCGCTTAGTAGTTCTCTCTTAACGCTTGATCTGCTAGTAATAGCACCATCATTGATAGTTATATCGCCATCTGAATAAGGCATAAATGGAGAGAATCCAACTGAAACTGTACCTTCTTTTGTTTGGTGATAAACTAGTGTTACACCATTTTTGATAGCCCAGACGCCTGTATCTTTGTCTTGACCGAGAATCTCAGCGATGATTTCTTCACCTGAGTTAAACTTAATTAATCTAATATCTGCCATCTTGTTCGTCCTTTAAAATAGTAAATTCAATAAAATCTGCTGCTTCTTCTAAATTGCCAAAGTGTTTCACAAAGAACTTATCAAGATCGAGCACATGATGAGCTACTATGACGACACTCATATTTTTGAAGATTGAAATCTTCATTTGATAGTTGCCTCTCCTAATAAAAGGATAGGAAACTAAATCTTTGATCAACTTGTCTTTCATCATATATTTATGAAAGGGGGAATTGCTCCCCCTTCCTTTTAACTATCGTTTTCTACTAGTAACTCTTTTTCTTTAGGTTGAAGTAACGGTAAAGAATCACCAATCTCTATAGTTCGAGGTTTCTTAGCATCAGGAATCACGTTCTCAAGGGCAATACGTAAAATACCATCCTTGAACTCGGCTCCTTTTACTTCGACTGTATCAGCGAGTCTAATAGTTTTAATGAAAGATCTAGTACCAATTCCCTTATGTAGATATTGGATCTCAGCATCATCAGGATTTTTTTGCCCTTTGATCTCTAAAAGTCCATCTTTAAGGGTGATAGTTACCTCTTGTTTATTAAAGCCAGCAATAGCCAATTCTACCACGTATTGGTAATCGTCTACTTTAATAATATTATGAGGTGGGAAGTTTGTTGTTGAACTTGAGTTAGTTGCATTCAAAAGATCGTCGATCTCTTTTAGAACATTCTCAAAGCCAATAGTTGAAGGCCAGATTGGGCCAAATGATACATTTGTAGTTCGCATATTTTCTCCTTATTTAAGCGAGTTTAACAAAAACCTGCCCCGAAGGCACAGGCGGTTAGTGAGTAAGCAGCCCATCCTGCTTTCGCTTACTGCTGAGGCGGAGATTTGTCAGGTCCGCCAATATTATTTATAATCCGTCGAATTAATTTTTTGAATTTTTGCATACGAGTTAGTCGCGCTGGTGGACATCCTATACCAACTAGTCTATCCCATTCTCTTTGGGTATAATCATACTGCTGCTTCATCGATTATATCCTTGATAGCCTGATTGATAGGTTTATAGCCGTAAAAATTAAGCTTTTCATTTTGTTTGTCTAGATAATTGCGTCTTTTTGCAATTTCTCTGGCTTGTCTGGCAGATTCTAAAATGAATAAGTATCTGTTACCGTTAAATGGATAAGCATTAACTGCTTTTTCTACATCTAACCTAGGCATTTCATCACGTTTCTTTGACATTCCAACTTCCTCCATAATATGATTCAAGTTTACCTTCATGATTTAGACGCTGCTCTCCATCAGATGGAGCATCAGACGCAATTTTGTTTTTATTACCCCATATTCTATCATAACCCTCATCAAAAGCCTTTGAGGATGCTTTAGATAGAATACTATCACCAGTAATATCGTTCTTTGCAGCCATTATTTTGGTAACTTATCCTTTTTAGGACGACCTTTAGATTCTTTTTTCTTATCTCGGTTACCCATTATTTTGCCGCCTTTGCTTCTTTACGTGCAGTTTTTTCTGCAGAGATTTCATTTCGACGAGTTTTAATTAACTTGCTTAATTCACCTAAAGCCTTACGAGCACGGGTACCTGCTGATGAATTACCTGCTTGGAATTTTGCATCCTCAAGTTTGAATGCTTCTACTGCGTCTTGAATTGCTTGCGTTGTATTGCTCACACTGTTCTCCTTAATATAATTTTTTAGGCATCTGTGTAGATGCTACTTTTTTCAACCAACGTTTCTTTGCTTGACTCTTTGCTTTCTTACGAGCTACACATGGTTTTTCATATTCCATTCGATCTCGTATTTCTTCAAGAAGTCCTGAGTCTTGGACTTTCTTCTTGAATTTTCTTAAGGCTTTTTCAAATTGGCCTTCTTGTACGTCTACAGCCAAGCCAAGTCTTTCTTCTTGTCTTGGTTTGAATTTTTTATTTGGTATAGCTATTTTTATTCTCCTACTTTAAAATTAACTGGGATCTGAGATCCTATGATTGGATTATAATTTAAATATGAAGAAATAAGTCTTCCTTTATAATCAACAACTACATTATAACCATGTACTTTACTTCCATTATAATAATTAGTTGTACACACTGTTTTAGTCTGATATCCGTCACTTTGCGCCATTCTATGACCAAATATGGCTCCAGTTCCTGTACCTATATATGTGGCTATTGCATTAGTTCCACCTGTACCAATTTGTTTACCAATAATATTTCCACCTACAGCACCTATTACAGTTCCAATATTAATATTATTTGATGGAGGAACATATTCAGTTACTTGCTTGCAGCTTTCAACTGGTGTAGTTGTCATATTATATAATGGCGATACTCTCTTGACTGTTCCATATTCAGTTGCAAATGCCGCTGAACTAATAAACAATAAACCAAAAAGTACTTTTTTCATACATATATCCTTTTACTGATAATTCATTATATACTACTTTTGAATTAAAGTAAATTAATTTTGTAAATAAAAAAAGGGATCCTAAGACCCCTTTTCCGACCGAGTCTCCCCAGTCCATGTACTAGAATAATTACTTATTCATTACGTACATTGTAACTTCGAAACCGAAGCGCATTTCAGTAGCAGCTGGTTTTGTCCACATAGTAGTTCTCCTTTGTTTATAAAATATTGCGTTTATAAACTCATATCGACAGAGATATCGGCAATCTGATAAAGGTCTGTCTTGAGGCCTATACAACATATAATTGTCTTACCAACTATATAAGTACATTATATCCTAAAAAGTATTTAATGTACATAACTACTTATATAATACTTTCACCAGGGTGTTAATTAAAAGTATTAAAAGTACGTAATCCGCTGATTATTGATTAAATAATTCAGATTGAGCAAGAACTTGTTCTTTCTCAAGTAACTGTTTGTCGCCTTCGGATTTAATTTTTGCTATCAGTCCGGCAACTTCATCAAATGAACCTTTACCTAGACATTTAAGAATGATATTAGTTTCTTGTACAGTCAAATCAAGTTTGATATTCATAACTACTCCGTTTTGCGTTTAATTCCACCGATATTATATTTAGGTACTAGTTCCCATTCACCTTTTTCTTTGAATGAAACTACTTTAATTTGTGATAAGGAAGCTTTAGGCTCGGCCTTTGATTTATCTAGGATCTTCAGAAGACCCCAATCTTGCAGCAATTCTGCAATAACATTTCGTCTCTCTATATCGGAGATAGAGATATCTGACTCTTTGCCGTCAAGGGCAAATAGTTCTTTGAAATGTACGATAAAGTACTTTCCTTGTTTATGTAAAATATGACAGGACTGAAATAGCTTCTTGTCTTTTCTTGAAGCTATGCCTATACGAGTGAGAGTTTCTCTGACTTTTAAGAAATTATCTGGTTCAATCAAATCAACTTCCAACATCGCATCAGGGGTCCAATCATAATAAACCATGGCGATAGACATTATAAATTCACTTTCCTTATTATTATTCTATGATTTATTTATATAATTACTAACTTCTACCACCGGTATCGTATGCTTCCTGAAGCTCTTGGAGCTGATTCGGAGACATAAGATCTATTACCTCATAAGCTTTCTTTTCAGAATACTTGTAGTGTTTCATAATAAGCTTTAGGGTATCAGTACTGACATCTTTTTTATGCCATTTACTGAACCTTCTCTTCTTAGATATGGACTGTAGCAAGAAGTCAAATTGCCACTTTTTAGGTATCTCGGCTGCTTTATTCATTTCATTGGCAAAGAGAATGGTATCTGGGAAATAGGATAGTCCTCGATTAATCATGAAGGAGCTATAGTCCTTCTCAGCCTGAGGGTCCTCGAATAGGTTCTTTTTATTATCGTTTATAGCATTAAGAAAATCAAATGGATTCATCTAAACCTACTTCTCTCAAATTTTTTGGACTAGCCATAAATGTTGTATCTGGAAATCTTATTTTTAAATTAGCAACAACTTCTTCTTTTGTAGTACCTTGAGCTAGGAAATGCGGATCTTCTCTACTATAGGCATAAACAACATCTTTAATCTTAACTAGATCTATATC